TCTTACTATGCAAACATCTACGTTGTAAAAGATCCTACCAATCCTCAGAATGAGGGTGGAGTATTCCTCTACAAGTTTGGTAAGAAGATCTTTGATAAGGTTATGGAAGCAATGCAACCTGAGTTTGAGGATGAGAGTCCAATCAATCCTTTTGATTTTTGGCAGGGTGCTAACTTCAAGTTGAAGATCGTCAAGAAGGATGGTTACTGGAACTATGACAAGTCAGAGTTTGATGCACCATCACCTCTATTAGAAGACGATGATGCTCTAGAAGCATTATGGAAGAAGCAGTATTCACTTGCTGCTGTTACTGCTGCAGATCAATTCAAGTCATATGATGACCTGAAGAAGCGTTTGGATTATGTTCTAGGACACAAACAACCTGCTCGTCGTGCAGACCCAGAGGTATTCGACGAAGATAATAGTCGTGGGTCATTTACTCCTGATTTCAAGAGTAAAGAACCTGTAGCTGCTGCATCCGTGGCATCTAAGTCATCTGAAGAAGATGATGCACTAAGTTATTTTCAGAAACTCGCAGAGGAGTAATTAATAAAGTCTAATATTTTCTCCTCTTTTAATGGTTCTACTCACATATTGGGTGGAACCATTTTTATATGGCATGATATCTTGCATGTCATCTAAAACTATTCCTAGATATTTATTTTTAAGTATAAAAATATTTCTTTTTTTATTTTCTTTTTCTTCTTCATATTCATAGTTTGTTACTGGTTTAACAGCATCTTGTACTGTTACTAATGAGTCTTGATAGTAGTCATAATATTCAGTTTTATAATCAGGTGCTACATATAAACCTGCTGGTACTATAACAACACCTTGACTATTAGTTACTTCAGTTGTTTCATAATGATGTATTCCAGAATATAAATTTTCATAAGTTTTATATCTACTTAGGAGTAGTCTATCAAAATCATTCTGGGGTAGTGGCCATTCTGTTAGTATATTAACTATATTATTTGATAGTAATATAACCCAATCTAAATCTGGATTATCATATACATCGTATGCCACATTATCTGGTCTATCATCTCCTGTAATTTGATACTTTGTAAAAACTGTTACATCCTGGAAAATATCATTTCTAAGTTTTCCTTTCTTGAATAGATTTTTTACTTTAACATAATCAGATATCTTAGATTCAGGAATCCTACTTACATAATCAAAATCTGGAACTTGTCTGAAATACTTTTTCATTTTAGTAACCTATTGAAGTGCTTGCATCATAATCAGTAGAGAATACTGGTTCTAGTTCTCCGAATCCTAATGTAATTTCATATGCAGTCATTACTCCATCACGAAAAGTAGAATAGTTTCCATCTGGTGTGTAGTTAACATTGCAAGATTGTAAAGCACATTCCTTAAACTTATTAAGGTACTTATGTTCTCTACCTTTATGTAAGTACTGTATCATCCAGGTGTAAGGAGCTTTTAGGAACAATCCATTCTCATGTTTTTGTGCTGCCATTCCCATCTTAAAGAATTTAATGATGTTTATTAATGTTTTTGCTTCTTTAGCATTTCTTGGTGATAACTTAAATGTAAATCCAAAACTACGTAGTTGAGGACCGCCAAATAACAATTCCATATTAGGATTCATTACAACTCCTTCAGTTCTTGCTAGAAATTGTGCGGAGTCTGTACCTGATGCTGCTTTTACTACTTCTGCTTTAACTGCTGTCTTAAGTGCATCAGTGTTTTCAGTAAGTGCTCCCTCAAGTCCCTTAAAATCTCCTTCCAATGCTTTTGATGCTAATGCACCTGCTGCTGCTTGAGCAGAAGTCATAGTTTGTTCACCCCAGTTAACTGCGTTGGAATCATTAATACCACCAGGGATAGCAAGAGTAACGGATCCTTCCGTAAAATTTCCACTCATACCAGCTCTACTTTCTAACCCTGATATATTACCTCCACTAACATTAAATTTTCTAGGTCTAAATTTTACCTGCTTAAATTTAATTACATCTTGATCATCTGCTCTTAGTGCTTCAGGAAAAACATAATTGCCATGTGTCTTTCCACCACCACCACCTTTTATCCCAAACATATTGAATATACTACCAGCCATTTCAGAGACACTCATATTTGATGATGGATTAGATGAGTCTCCTGTATCATCCGTTCCTTTTGCTTTATTTGGCCATAGTAATTCTAAAGTATTTGCTGTTGCTGCAGAAGGATCTACTCCTAATGCTTGTTGTGATTTATTTGCTACGATTGTTGCTGATTCTTTTACTGATTTTATTCCTTCAGGACTTGAGAAAAAAGATCCTTCAGCAGTGCTTGTACCAGAATTTTCTGTTGCTGTAAATTCACCTGTTTTTGGATCTATAGTACCTATTGATCTATCCTCAGACTCTGATCCACTAGGTACATAAGCACCTTCCACATTAGGATCTGCTACTGTAGTACTCTTAAGAGTTATTTCTCCAGTTATTGAGTCTATTTGTGTGTAGTAAGGAACGTTTTGTAGATGTGAATAAGAAAAATTACCACTATCTCTGCTTCCGTATGTTGCCATTCTACGAGGTTTTTATTTATTTAGGATAAATTTTCCATATGGTATTGACATTAAGTCATCGAGCTCATTAAATTGAACAATATATAATTGTCCTGCTAATTCTTGCCATGTATAGTTTCTAGATTGTCTCCAATGAAAGTTGATACCCTTGAATCCCCATTGTTCTATTGAAGTACATGCAATGAGTGGGTGTTGATCATAACTTTTACCAGGAGTCTTAGCATTATATACAAAGGTATAGAATTTTCCTACCTCTGGTATAGGTGTCACAGTATCATTTAATAATTCCATTATCTCTAGCATCATTTCTTCAGGGTCATCGGTTCTGAGGTTTATATCATTCCCTACTATCCTGTTTATATTTTGATCATATTCCTCATCGAATACAAATTCTTTACCAGGAGTGTTTGTCATGATCTTAATCCTAGTTCTCGTTCTGTTATAATCTTAAACTCAACTCCATGATCTTTACACCATTCATTTGCTGCTACCCATTTTGCTTGGTTAACAGCATAGGTTTTACATTCGTACATGTATGATTTAGTCACGTTCTTTCTTTTCTTTGGTGGTTTTGTTTGCTTAAAGGGTTTGACTTCTATTACATATGTTTTAACTTTACCTGTGTTTTCTTTTACTTTCATAATAAAGTCTGGGTAATATCTTCTTGCTTTTCCATCAGGAGCACGGTAGGGTATAAAGAACTCTTCACTTCCCCACTCTACAATGTTTTCATTTAGATCACAGTAGTTACAGAACCTTTCTTCCCAAGAACTGCGACAGATAATATTATTAACATTACCTTTATATTTCCTTGGATTTGATGGTTTATATAAACTCTTTTTACTTTCGGCCATACATAATATATAAGGTAAAAAATTATTTATAGATGGCACGTCCCAAGTCAGTCACGCAGATTAAAAATAGTTTGCTTAGTCCATCTCTAACCTCTCATTTTGAGGTAGAAATTCCTGTACCAACTAATCTTCGATCTATAGTAGGAACAAATCAGGAGCAGTTAAATTTGTTGTGTTCAGAAGCAAGTCTTCCAGGTTCTTCTCTTGCAACTACTGAGATACAGAATGATTTTCATGGAGTAACTGAGAGACATGCATATAGAAGGATATATGATGACAGAATTGATTTAACTTTCTATGTAGATTCTGGTAACTATACTCCTATTAGATTTTTTGAGAATTGGATATCATATATTGTAGGTGAGACTAATAGGGATCAATTGATGAATACAAATTATTCTTATAGAAGTCAATATCCTGATGAGTATATTGCTAATCAAGGATTAAAGGTTAGAAAGTTTGAGAGAGACTATGGTAGATCTATAGAGTATGAATTTGTTAGAGCATATCCTTTAGCAATAACATCTATGCCAGTTACGTATGAAGGATCTAGTTTAATGACATGTAATGTATCAATGACATATATTAGGTACGTTGCACGACCACTCAATACTCCTCCTATTACTGTACCAACACCACTGCAAGCAGCAGGATTTAATATTGGTGGATTTCTTGGTGGTATAGCAGCTAATTTAGTTGATACTGCTGTTGATAAGGCAACTGGTAGTGATCTTGCTGGAGATATTGCTGGAAATATTGTAGGAACAAATGTTGCAAATACAATTAACAATCTGTAAGTATTAGATAACCTATATAAACCCCTATAAATAAAGTACACTGAATTGTATTAGGATATTATGCCTTTACCAAAAATTGCGACTCCTACCTATGAGTTGGAGCTACCATCTTCTGGAGAGACAATTAGATATAGACCTTTCCTTGTGAAAGAGGAAAAGGTTTTGGTTATTGCTCTTGAGAGTGAAGACAATAAAGAAATAACAAATGCTATTAAAGCAGTATTAAAGAGTTGTGTTCTTACAAAAGGAATTAAAGTAGAGAAACTTCCTACTTTTGATATTGAATATCTGTTCCTCAACATTCGTGGTAAGTCTGTTGGAGAAGAGATTGAAGTTAATATTATTTGCCCTGATGATGAGAAGACACAAGTTCCTGTCTTTATTGACCTGGATGCTATTCAAGTTCAGAAGAGTGATGAACATACCAATAAGGTAAAAGTTGATGATGATATTATGATGGAGATGGCTTATCCTTCATTGGATCAGTTCATTAAAAATAATTTTGATTTTGATGAGAAGAATGCAATGGCACAATCATTCGAGTTGATTGCAACTTGTATTGATAAGATCTATACCCAAGATGAGGTATGGGCATCTGCTGATTGTACTAAGAAAGAGATGAATGAGTTTCTTGAGTCGATGAATTCAACTCAGTTTAAGGAAATTGAGAAGTTTTTTGAGACTATGCCTAAGTTATCTCATACCATTCAAGTAACTAATCCTAAGACTAAGAAGAAAAGTGAAGTTGTACTTGAGGGATTAGCATCTTTTTTCGGGTAGCAATGGTGCATATGAATCTGGAGAATTACTTTAGATTAAATTTTGCTTTGATGCAGTACCATAAATATAGTTTGACAGAGATTGAGAATATGATGCCTTGGGAACGAGACATCTATGTGGGTCTTCTCCAACAACATCTTGAGGAAGAAGAACTAAAACAAAAGCAGAAACACTCTAATGCCTAGTAAGAACACAAATATAATAGGGCAGTTGAGGGGGAAGCATGACCCTCACTATAAGCTGGCGGCTAGAGTTGACTTAAATCATGATATAATACATGGAATTGAGAAACAATTAAGAGATTTACCAAAGATACATGCTACTTTAAGTAAGTCTTTTGGAATGCAAAGGAAGACTCTTAAGAGACTTCTTGATTTAGAAAAGAAAGTAGATGATATTCCAAGAGGAGTAACCACGATCAAGGGTGAGAAAGGTGATGCAGGGAAAGCAGGTAAAAGGGGTAGAAGAGGTAAAAGAGGTAGAGATGCTCGTGGACTAAGACCTGATCCTAAACGTGGGAAACGTGGGACTGGGATGTTAGATGGTCCTGGTGCTTTTGATCGAGGTGGTAGTAGAGGTAGTGGATCATATACTGATGGAGCTCGTAGAATAGATGGTATAGATGGTGCTGCTAGTGCTGCAGGAGTAAGTGGTGCTGATGGTTTTGGTTTTGATGGTGCTGATGGTTGGGGTGGTTTAGATGGTACTTCAGGTATAGATGGTGCTGGTGGTTTAGATGGTGCATATAGTTTAGATGATCCTAGAAGACCAAAATCAAAAGATGAGAAAGAATTTGAGGCAGCAGAAAGGTACTATGATATATTGAATGATGCAGCTGCTGGTGCTTCGGGAGCTCCTGGTGCTGCTGGAAGATCGGGTGGTGCTGGTGCTGATGGTTTTAGAAAGACAAAGATTGGAAATCGTTTTAGAAAGACAAGGATTAGTACTGAGAATTTTAAGAAAGGTACTTCTCAAGAAACTATTGAGGAAAGAATAGAGAGACTTGAAAGCAATGAAGAAGAATCAAAGAAAGCTGAGAGACATTCAGGAAGTATAGAACATATAGAAACTACATCTGGTGTTGATGCAGCGACTGGAGAACCATTAAGTGCTGAAGAAAGGAAGAGAAGATTTAGAATAAGAACTGGAAAGATTAGTGCTGATAGTTTTAAGAAAGGTACATCAGCAGAAGGAGCACAGAAAGTTGCTGCTGATACTACTGGTACTAGTGATCTTGTAAAGGTTGGGCAACCAGATCCTGCAGCAACTTCTTTAGCACCACCTGATCAAGAAGATGCAGCTGCAGGAGAAGAAGGAGGAGATCAAAGTAATGCACAAAAAATATTAAAATCAATTAGTAGTCCTATATCTACTATAGCAGATACAGTAGATTCTATTTTTAAGACAATACAAGATCAGTATAAGGAGCAACAAGACACTAAGGAAGATTCTAGAATAAAGACTGAAGAGAAAGAAGTAAAGGCACAGGAAAAAGATTTAGAAAAAAAAGGATCTAAAGGTTTAGGTGGCAAGGTAAAAGATACTACAGCGAAACTATTCAAACCTTTTACTGGTATAATTGATAGGATTAAACAATTCTTTATGGCAATCTTGGCTGGTAAGATACTTATGCCAATGTTAGATTGGTTTGGGGATCCAAAGAATTCAGAGAAAGTTAGTAACCTATTCAGATTTGTGAAGGATTGGTGGCCTGTTTTAGTTGCAGGACTTATTGCATTCTTAGGACCATCAATGATATCATTGGTGGGTGTTGTTGCATTATTAATGTGGGGTGTCCCTAAGATTGTTGATGCAGTAAAATGGGTACTGAATCTGCCCAGTATGATAGGGAAATTATTAACGGGTGGAGGTAAAGATTTAGATAAAGCAGGAGATGATGCAGTTGCTGGTATAGAAAAGGATACAGATACTAAGATACCTGGACAAGATCCAAAGGCAGAACAGCAAGCAGATCAAAAGGGACAACCACAGCAACAACAAGCACAGACAGGAGGACAAGGACAACAGCAGCAGCAGACAGCACAACCTACTCAGAAATTATTTGGTGGCGGTAAGGTTAATAAGTATGAGGATGGTGGTAAGGTAAAAGATAAGAAAGAGGATAGAGGTGGTGTAGTAGAGGGACCAAAGGGTAAAGATAGAGTTCCTGCTATGCTCACTGATGGTGAGTTTGTAATGAGTAAAGGTGCTGTGCAAGAATATGGTGCTGATACTCTTGCTAATATGAATGCTGCAGCAGGTGGAACTAATAAACCAGACATGGTAAAAGTTCCACACTTCTCAGGTGGAGGTATGGTAGGTGATACTCCTCCAGAACCAGCAAATATATCTTCAGGATCTGATGGTGCTTCGGGATCTGATGGTGCTTCAGGATCCGATGGTGCTTCTGGATCTGGATCTGATGGTGCTTCTGGATCTGATGGTGCTTCGGGATCTGATGGTGCTTCTGGTTCTGGGGGTGAATCTGGTAAGGATGGTAAGCAGGGTGGTATTCTTGGTAATATATGGGGTGCTGCAAAGAAACTTCTTAGTCCTCAGATTCGCATAATGACTAAGTTGATTAGTGGTGTGAAAGGTATGGTTACTAATATTGCGAGTAATACTATTAAGAAGTTGACTGGTGGTATACCTAAGAAGAAACATATTAAAATGCATAATTCTTATGCTCTTAAGGGACATACGCATAAGAGTCTGGGACCAGCATCGGGAGGAGGAGAATCAGGTAAACCAACAGGAATAGGTAGAATGTTAGCAGGTGCTGCTGATACTATGACTGGAGGATTCTTTGATTTTGATAAGCAAGGTGGTGGTGGAGCAGATCTTATTAATAAAGCAAAGGCAAAGATATCACAGATCCAGAAGGGTGGTGCAAATATTACTCCTCCTACATCAAATGAATCTAAAGTAACTGTTATTCAGCAAGGTGGTGGAGGATCTAGTCCATCCCCTGCCCCAGGTGGAGCAAAGATTCCTGAATTTCCTGTTGTTTATCCAGCAAGGAAGTCAACTAAACAAAAATTATTGGGGATAACGGTATAATATTATGGCTTGGGCAGCACTAGGTGAAAAATTATCGACTGGAGCAGTCAAGGGTAAGGCAAAGAAGATTGCCACTGATAAGTTATTGAATAGAAAGAAAAAGCCTCGTGCCAAAAGACCATCGTTAGATGAACTTATTGCAGAGGTTAGGGGTAGTGGTCCTGAAGCTGACCAAGCAAAAGGTGGAGCACTTGTTGTTCGACCTACTACTTCTTTAGTTCCTTCTCCTGGTGGTGCTATTCAGAAACATACTGGTGTGGATGGTGAGTATGGTAGTGTAGAAGATAATATTATTAGAATTAAATCAAAAGTTATTGCAATAGATGGTATATTAAAAGGTACTCTTGCAGCACAGAAAGCAAGAAAGAGAGATGCGGAAGTAGCAGCCGAGGCAGCAGAACAAGCAGCAGCAGAAAATAAATTAGAAGCAAAGCCAAAGAAGAAGAAAAAGGGAATGAAATTAAAAGCACCCAAACAAGTTATGGGTCTTTGGGATAGGTTGAAAAAATTCTTTACTACTATAGTATTTGGTTATATTGGAATGCAATTGATTCCTTTATTACCAAAGTTGATTCCTCTTGCTGAAGGTCTTCTAAAAGCTGTGGATGGTATTATATGGATTGCTGGTAAAATTCTTGGGTTTGCAGTGACCTTTATTGATTGGGGTTATAAACTTTATGATATGGGAATGGGTCTCATAAAGAACCTTGTTGGTGAAAAGGGTGCTAAGTTAATTGAAGACCTTATGGGTCACTTAAATACTCTTATCAATGGATTTCTTGTATGGAAAATAGTTGGTGAGAAAATATTTAAGGCAATAGTTGCTCATATAAAAAGAGTCTTTAGAATAGCAAAGATAATATTTAAGAAGGTAACAAAGTTTGCTAAGAATATTATTAAGAATGCTCTTAATTTTGCGAAGAATATAGCACAAAGGGTTGGTAGAAACTTGATGAAGATACCAGGTGTTAAGAATGTGGTATCTAATGTTGCTAAGACAACTGGTAATTTACTTGGTAAGGGTGCTAATTTATTAAGTAAGGGTAAAGGATTACTTGGTAAGGCTGGTGGTATATTTAAGGTTGGAGGTAAAGCAGCAGCAGGTAAGGTAGGAGGAATTGCTGGTAAGATATTTGGTAAGGCAGCTAAGTTTATTGCTCCTGCTATTAAGGGTGCAATGCCAGCAGTAAAGGGATTCCTTGGAAGGATTCCTATCATGGGACCCCTTATCGTAGGTATTGTATCTCTCTTAACAGGAGATCCTCCAGGTAAGGCTATCTTTAAGGCACTTGGTGCAGCATTAGGTGGAGCACTTGGAACCTTCATACCTATCCCTGTTCTTGGTACACTGATTGGTGAAACAATTGGTGTGTTTGTTGGTGAGTTATTATATTATCTGATTATAAAACGAGATCCTAAAGCAGCATTTAAGTTCCTTAAAGATAGCTTTATGAAGATCTTTAATGTAGGAAAAAATATATTCCTATTCTTTAAAGACGGATTTGGTAGGTTTATTGATACCTTCCCAATGGTGAAGTTCCCTGCTCAGAGTATTGGGCACTATATGTATAAGGTATTGTCCATTAATCCTATCTACAAAGGGATGATGGATTTTGAGGTTCCTGGTTGGAGGGTTATACCTAAATGGATTCGTGGATTCTCATTAA